ATGAGCTCCAGAAGAAGTCGCAGCGAGATTGAACAGGCGATCAGATTAACTCAACCTTGGGCGAAGGTGATTACTGATGGGCTGGATTCCAATGAGAAATATATATTCGATCTTCGTGTCAAAGCAATTGAGCTTTATGTTGAAGGAGACAGTCTCGGGGCGATAAATGAAGCGTCGGGAATTAATGGCGCGGAATTGTACAGGCTAATCAATAGATGCCTTTCAGTGTCTAAAAATGGATTAGTCTGGGGCTACCAAGCATTGATTCCAAATGTGCGGCTAAAAAATTACGACCGAGTAAGTCCTCTCAAATCAAAACTTCCGGAAAGCAAGAGTGGGTATGCAGGGGCATTTACGAACCTATTAGCGAGGTACCCTGACCTTGAATTAACGTTGATACGAGAAATTCTTAAGCTGAAACATGAAAAAGCTGTATACGAGTTTCGCATCAAGCCTAAGTACGTACATAAAGCAATGTTGGATTTCCTCAAAAGGAATAATCACCCAGCGGATGAATGGCCATATAATACTAAGCTATTAGGCTCAAGAATCATCGGCTCGTTTGTCAAGAGGGTGCTAGACCAGAACTTTGATCGCAACGTCACGGTGAATAGTGAAGCCGCTGCTCAGGCCCATTTAGCCGTAGGTCGTGGTAAAGACGCAATGCTCGCTTACGAATACATGATGGAGGCTGTCGAGGTTGACAGCTATCATATAGATGCAGACTTCACGATTGGATTTGAAAATGCGGACGGGCTTGTAAGTTACGTTGCAATAGAACGCATAAATATTTTAGCGCTCGTCGATAGGGCCTCGACAGCAGTGGTTTGGTTTTCGGTTGTATTTAGAAGTGAGGTGAGTGCCTCCGATGTGGTCAGATTGTTGACTGAAAGCCTTAGAGCGAGTCTGCCTCGACCTGAGAAAGAGGTTTTAGGGCTGAAACTCACTGGGGACATAGGTTTTCCGACGGAGGTTTTTCCCGAACTTGCTCATACGATACCAACGGTATTGATGCCAGACAACGCGCTGTCAAACTTGGCTGCTGCAGTTTCCCAGACACTTTCAAATCTGGTGACCAGGGCTCACCAAGGATGCATGTGTAGGTACGCATAATGTGTGGACGTTATGGTACTTGCGGCCAACGGCCAGAATCGATCGTCGGGACCATTGCGCAGCCCCCGGCGATCGATTTACCCATAACGTCAATTATGCGTGGCACCATCTCTCTTGATCGCGTGTGACGCTTTCAGGCCCTCCGCAAGATCACTTCGCGCCATGATTACTCAGCTTTACCGCAACGGACCCATAACGCACAGCACAGTCGGTTGTCGGGTCCCGGAGGTCGTTTCTTGCAGCACCTCGCTATCTCAGAATCACTTTCAAGTCATGAAGGTAGATCTGCCAGGCAATCATCGCTATCAGCGCCTGTATCGTTGCCAGCGTCATGCCGCCAATGATGATGCCAATTGCTATTTCGTATGCCAGACGACGCTCAGGCCTCTTCTGAGTGCGTACCGTGTCGTCCTGATCGCGTTCTGCGCGCATTTTCTGTCCCTGTTGTTTTTGAGCCGAGCGGGTGGGGGTGCTGTTACACCCCCACTTTACCGTGGTATCCCACGGTCTACCGGTCACTCAGAATCGATAATTACATCCCCTGATTCTGAAAGCCTTGCGTAAGGCACTGATTTTTCTAGGATTTTGTGCACCAATTCGCTGTCGCGTAAAGGCTGCTTTCCTTGCTTAATCAGTATCTTATTGAATTCTATAGCTTTTTGCCGAATAGCTTCCTGCTCGGCTGTCGTCAGTCTTACGTTCGTGGCCATGCCATCACCGTTCATCAAATTCCCTCCAATAATACATGTGTGCACGTTGACACGTATTGACGTGTGCAGTTCCACATGTGTACATTCAGCACCCATGTTACTTGTGTGCATGTGTAAGGATGCTCCGCATGATGATCGACTGGCTCACCGTTTCCCAGGAGCACGACCACGACCTACCTGTGGTCTGTGACGTTTTCACGTTGACCATCGATTCAAATACCAATGAGGTTCTGAGCACTCGCCAGCCTCGTTTTAAACATGAAGCCAGCCATTCCACGTCCGTTACGATCCACGTTCAGGGTCGAAAAGTTCGTGTTGAAGGCAATCCCAGCAGAGTAGGGCGCCTTGATAACCTTTTTGGGTATACATCAGTCGAACAGTGCATATCTGTCTATAACGCGCTTTTGCGTGAATACGGGCTTCCTGCTTTCACCCGTTGCACACGCGTTGCTCTCCGCCAAGGCGCATCAGGCGCTAAATCGAGTGACCTTGTTGCCGATGGGGCCAAGATTGAACGAATCGACCTGACAACTAATATCGCATTGGGCGAGGGCAATGTTCTTGCCTATCTTCGAGGCGTATCTAGTCAGCGAATTGGCCACTCAATAGGTTTTTTATACCCAAATGGCCGAACTGTTTCTTGGACCCCAAAGGGCAATGGCCAAGGCGGTCGTCTTCAATATAGAAAAGGTTACGACAAAGCATTTGAAATGGATCAGAACCTTCTACCTAAGATCAAGCGTCTTTATGGAGAGGATTCCGATCAATTTAAATATGTAACTGATCTTCGTAATTATTGTTTCCAGAACGGTGTTGTTCGTATGGAACAAGAATTAAAGAGTGAATTCCTCCAGCGAGAGGCCCTTTGTTATTGGGGTATGTTTAACGAAAGCCGTTTTGGCGACCTCCACCGCGAGTTTCTTAAAATAGACGAAAGGTTAAAGGTGACAGCTATGGATATAGTTAGCATCAGTGAGCAATTGGTTGCTGAGAAAGTCGTTGACTCTACTCGTTCAGCCAATACCACAGCAATGTATGCAATCCAATGGATGCATGGTCAGGTCTTTGACTTCAATAAGAAGCAAGTTCAAACGCATGCTGCTCGCCTTAATCGTATTGGCATAAATATCCGTAATGCTTGCGATACCTCTCGTTTTGCACCTGTATTTGTTCGTCAGTGTCGTGAGGTAAGTAAGTCTGGTCTTGTTGTTCCTGTTTGGTATCGTCGTGCCAATCATTTGCAGTTGGCAGCATGAAGACTGTAAGCCTTCAAGGCATTCAGCTTTCAGCTGGTCAACGTCGCATGCTTGAACAGCAGCGTCACGTTCGTGAGTTTATGAACCCTGTTCTGACCCAGCAAGTTTCTGAAACACTTGCTGTCATTGAAGCTCGGAAAGAGCAGGGCGTTAAACCCGAAAAGATTTGGTTTCATGATCGTCAATCAAGTTGGCAAGGTACAATTTCTGTAGCTGAATGGATGGGTTACTAATGGATTTCGTTTATGTCATCGCTCTTTTTATGTGTCTTACCTTTTGTGTTGCACTTTATATTGCGAGTCGTTGATATGGATAAGTCTCAGTATCAAATTCTCCGTTATTCAGTCGAGGCCGAGATTGCTAATTTTAACTCTGGCAACATTGATGATAGTGCTTTCGCTAGCTCGCTTATGCGTCTGTTTCTACAGGCTTCATCTGCTGAGCAAGTCAAGTCTCAACTAGCCAAGCGTCAGTTTCTTACGTTTCGTCGTACACCTAATTTAACACCGCCCAGCTGGGCATACTCCAATCCGAGCTTAAGTTCTCGGCTTCCCACACTTTAAAAGGGCAATACAATGTCTCTCAAATTTCCTACTTTGATGGTAGAGGTTACTGGCAACGTCCGTACAGGTACGTCTTCCAAGGGCAAGCCTTATGCAATGTTTCAGTCTTTCGTTCACTTGCCCGGTATTCCATATCCTCAGAAGGTCGACTTCTATGCGCAGGATCAAAATGACTGTCCGCAACCTGGCACTTACGAGTGTGATGTTATGTGCGATGTTCGTGATGGTCGCCTTCAATTCACCGTTGATCCTCGTCAAGGTCGTCGTAAGAACATTCCTCCGCTTTCTGACGCAATGAACCCTCAGAAGGCTGGCTAACATGAATTTTCTGGGCTGTGATGGAATGTGGCAACTTCAGTCTGACGGTACTCCCGTTTGTACGGGGCAACTTCAAACTTTCACAGTTCAAGAAATGCGGGACTCACTCAGTCCTGCAATTACCGCAGAACAGCGGATGGAGATTACCGGCGCGCTTTTCGCACTGTTCGTCTTCGTCTGGGTCTGCAAAACCGTCCGCAACGCTTTTTAATTGGTGATATATGAAAAACAAACTGTTCCTCCTCTGCAAATCCGGTCGCGCTCAACTGGCAGTAGCCACCATTGTTATGGCGTCTACCTCTCAATCGTACGCTGCCGCTGCCAACATCGACACTGCTGAAGCCCTGGGCTACGTCACTGGTGGTGCTGCCGCTGCTGCTGCCGTCGTTGCCGCTATGTTCGGTCTCACAGCCCTCATCGGTGCTGCCAAGAAGGCAATGCGCGCAGGGACTTAATTAACCCTGTTTGCCCGGTGGGAGTTTTTCCCTCCGGGCTTTTTTTTGTCTGGAGATAACCATGGGGCCACTATTATGTATATCGATCCTAATGACTTTGTGTGGTTTTGGGTCACGGCTGCGCTGTTTCTTTTGTGTACCGGTCGTTAGACGTTCACTGTTCTTTATTCTGTTTCTTTTTTCTTCTTATTCTAGTGCTGCTCGTTATTGGACTAATGAATTTGATAGCGGCCATTACTCTTCTGCTGTAGAGGCTTGTGGTGGTACTACGGCTTGGGGGCCTATTAGCCCGTATGCGGTTAACACTGAGCGTTGGAACTGTGGCAATGGCGCTAATGCCTTTGCTTCGGGAAGTTGTGACTCTGGCCAGACGTATGACAATTCTACTGGTGCTTGTCACACGCCCTCAACTCCTACTCCCACTCCAAATCCAGACTCTCCCTCTGATAATCAAAAATGCCTAGATGCTAAAGGTGCAACTAAAAAGGGTTTTAGTTGGAATCAATCTACAGATATACCTGTACCTCCTTCACCCGGTGGCTGTGCAACTACAATATCTGGTGTTGGTATTTGTACTGCTGCCGCCTCAGGTGGCTTTACATGTACTGCTGATATAACCATTACTGGTGATCTTTATGTTGCGCCTCCAACCTCAGATCCCACAACACCTACAACTGATCCCACTACGCCTGGCACTGATACTGGTTCAGGTTCTGGCAGTGGTTCCGGCTCTGGCAGCGGTTCAGGTAGTGGTTCTGGCTCTGGTAGCGGCTCAGGTAGTGGTTCCGGCTCTGGCAGCGGTTCAGGTAGTGGTTCTGGCTCTGGTAGCGGCTCAGGTAGTGGTTCCGGTTCTGGCAGCGGTTCAGGTAATGGCTCCGGTTCTGGCAGCGGCTCAGGCACTGGTTCCGGCTCTGGTAGCGGCTCCGGTTCTGGCAGTGGCTCAGGTACCGGCACTGGCTCCGGCGACGGAACTTGCGAAGGCGATAAATGTGGTGAGGATGATGCTCAGGTTTCCGGCGATATGCAGTGTCAAACTGTCGTTTCTTGCACTGGTGATGTTATTCAATGCGCTGTCCTTCGTCAGGAACAGCAATCACGTTGTGCTGATAAAGAATATCGCGATCTTACTGAGAAAAAGATTGCTGATTTAAAGTCCGAACTTCAATCTGAGTTTGCCGGTGAGGATTATAAGCCTATCAAGCCGGACTCCGATTCCACTTTCAATCTTTCATCAATGGTCGATACCAGTAGTAGGTTTGGTGCTTCCTGTCCAGTTCTTCGCACTGTAAACGTTCCATTCATGCTTGGTAGGTCAGTTACTTTTGACCCTAATGTGCCAGGTCTTTGCACATTCCTTACATTTATGGGTTATCTCATGGTTGCCTTTGCTATGCGTAAGGCTGCTGAAATTATCGCAACTGGAGTTTGATTATGCCTGCAATTATCGGTTTGTTTATACGCATGCTTGGCCTGTCCATTGTTCCTCTCGGTTGGAGGCTTCTTAGAGGTCTTGGCTTTGCAGCAATAAGTTATGTTGGCATTGATGCCGCACTCAATAAGGCCAAGGATTATGCATTCTCTCAGCTTGGTGGATTGCCTGCCGATTGGCTTTCAGTTCTTGGTATGCTTAAAGTGGATGTATGTTTGAATATATTGTTCTCCGCATACATTGCGCGTGCATTGCTTGCTGGTATGAACAAGGCTGGCAGTAAAACAAGCATGAAATGGACACCGAAGGAGTAGGGCGCATGTTATTTCTTCGTACTGGTTTGCCCGGTTCCGGTAAGACGCTCAATACCATCAAGGAAATTGATTATGAGCATGCTGCTGATCCAGATAATCCTTTGTTGCGTCTTCATAAGGATCATGATGATCCCAACCTTCCGCCACGTACCATTTATTATCATGGTATCCCTGAGCTTAAGGTTGATCAGTTAAAGTCTAATTGGGTCGAATGGGAAACCCCTGATCTCTGGTACGAATTGCCAGATGGCTCCGTTATCGTAATCGATGAGGCTCAGGGCACTTTTGGTACTGATGTTCGTGGACGTGTTGAAAAGGTTACTCGCTTTGAAAAGCATCGGCACCACGGCTGGGACGTTCATATTATTACCCAGCATCCTTCGCTTATCTGTTCGCCTGTCAGAAAGCTTGTAGGCAAGCATATTAACTTTATTCGTCCTTACGGTAGGACTAAGGGCATATTTCGTCATGAGTATGAAATGTGTATTGACCGTCCTGAGAATCGCTCCAATTTCAAGATGGCTCAAGAGCGCAAAATTGAGTTTGACAGTCATTACTTTGGTCTTTACAAGTCTTCAACTGTTCATACTCATAAAAAGATCACGCCTAGTTATTACAAGGCCATCCCGTTTATTGCTGCTGCTATATTGATACCTATACTGTTTCTGGCCGGTGGTTTTTGGTACGTCATTAAGAGTAAGAGTTCTGACAGTGATGCCCTGATGCATTCACAGCCAGAACCAAAAGTTTCTGAGCCTAAAACTCAAGTCGCACAGTCTTCCTTGGCTAGCACTCCGGGCCGTGTAGTTCAGCCTGTTCAGGAATATATCCAGCAGTACAAGCCTAGGATTGCTGATGTTGAGTCGTCTGCGCCCAGGTACGACGAAACCAACAAGGCTCGTGATTTTCCACGTCCTACCTGCATGGCTTCGACCGATGTACGTATGTTGTTGGCTGCTAAGGATTCTCCGATCAAGTTTCCCTACGCCCGGCGACCTGTGCTGAAATAA